ATGTTTTGCACTGATAATGCACCATAAGTATCATAGTACATATCAAACAAACTTACCTGACTCTTACAACGAGTCAAATCCATGTAAGTTTCTCCATCAACAACATAAGTAATCAAATACGCATCGTTTGGAAGTGACTTATCATTTGCCAGTTGACGTGTTGTCTTTTCTTGCAAAACCTCACATCCATACTTTGGACCTAATGGTTTGATGCTAGGTTGTTCCATAGTTTTTTCTTTTTTCTTTGGCGGATCTGCCAGTTTATTTGCCATTACGAACGACCTCCCCATTTAATATCAGGATATGCTTCAGCAACAATTTCTTTGGTGATCTTATACTTATCAGAGAGTTTTTTATCTTTTACCAAACAAAGAATCTCTGCTTCAAGTGGATGAAGTCCTTCGAGAATATTAATAAACATGGTTTCACGACGAATATTATTAAGACCATCGTTACCACCTTTAATAAATTGATAAAAGTGTTTAAATTCTCTACGGATAGTAGTATGTCCTTGTCTATCACTTGCACCCAGAGAAAAAGATCCTGTAGTGTGCATCTTACGGACTTCTTCTGTAATTTTAGTAGTCAAAGATCCTTTATTTTTTGATTGCTCTTCATATCCAGAATAAGGCACTTCACCCTCTGGTAGCAGTGTAATAATACTATCATCAAAATTCCAAATAAGCACTGCTTTCAATGAAGGATCATCATATTTTTTGAGAACTTCAACTTTTTTTGCTTTGGATCTTTGCTTCGATACTAAATCTAAAATTTCAAATACAAAAGGATTTTTTGGTAATTCAAGACTCGTCGTAGTCGTCTTCTTCTGTGCTGTTGTCATGATAGTTTTCAAAATTAAATGCAATTACTTCATCAGGTATTAAATTCCCTTGGTTGTCAAACATTTCAGGATGAGGTCTTGGCACTTCCCGATAATTCATCATATATTCTCGTGCAGTCCATCCAATCACCACTCCCATTATGAGAAACAAAATAGTCAAAAACGAACCAAAAACTAAACTAACTGCTAACATTTTTCTTTCTCCGGGAAACTAAATTTCTCTTCCTTGTGCTAAAGGAAAACTCAAAGTAGATGTTTACTTCCCGATTTAGAAAGCAAACCATCTTCTCAAAGATGATGTGGAATGGGTGTGTCTGCTTTCTTTTTCCTCCATTAAGAATGAATTCAACACCACGATTACTGTGGTTATTTTTATTTATGTCAGGATCCGACGACTTGTTGTTCTCTGAGAAACTTGATTGTATCAACTGCGCCTCCTAGTTTTTTCTCATCACAAAGTACCTGTGGAAAGGTAGATCCTTCACCAAATTCGGCATAAAACTGCTCTTTGGTAAAGTCCTCTCCAAGAGTATACACCACAAATTTACTGCCTGTCAACTCTAAAACAGTCTTAACTTTATGACAATATGGACAGTCTTCTTTTGAATAGATTGTAAAATTCATATCTTCTGTAAGAACCATAGTGACTTATTTAGATCACTCTATATTATCCAAATATTATATCATATAATATCATGAAGTTGAACTATCTCCACCAGAATTCAATTCTTCAAGTGTTGGCCAAACAACTTCTAATGGATTTGTTGTGGAAGATGTAATATCCCTGAGTGCCTGAATGTATGTGTCTAAATCAGAAATACTATCAGTTGTAGTAGTAATACCCAGTCTAGTTTCACTCAAATTTCTCATAACTCTCCATTCAACTTCATTAATCTTTAAATCCCTAGTTTCTCTAACTTCTGTCCAGAGTTCTGCCGTTCTAGAATTAATTTCTTCTGCGGTTAATGAAACAACTTCCCATGCAACACCATTCCAAACTACCTTTTGAGTATCACCATCAAAAGGTGGCGAATCTCCTGCAGCAACATACCCCGCATCAGTGAGTTCTTCTTCAGTAAATGTAGAAGAATCTGTTCTCGTGCTACCATCAGAAAGACGAATTCTTTCTGGTAATGGTCCTGGATATTGTTCTTTGTATGAATAAAGCATTTTAAATCTCCTTAATAAACAGCAACATATAAACTATCAGTTCCATTCATTGTTGAACTCATACTGGTAGGACCCGTAAGAGCATGAATAACTCTTATATATTCTCCACCACTAAAAGTGTATGTAGGACTCCTCATAACAGTTCCAGAATATCGTGTAGACCCACTTGTCTCACGATATGCATAATAAGTGGAAGATGATTGTAAAATTGTTCCATTACCTACAGGTGCGAGAGTATTAGATCCACCATTTATAGAAAATTTATATGTACTACTAATACCATCTGCAGCACCTGTGTAACTTGAACCAGTGGATGTTGCCCAACTAAATCTACTAATACTGGCACTAGTTGTTATACTCGTATAGGTATAACCAGATGCCGTTGCGGGTGTCACAGGAAAACCTTGAGTAGAAGTTCCACCAATTTGTGATGTATAGGTCTGCCATGCAGAACCACTACCTCCAGTACTAGTATTAAAGATCCAAGATGCTACAAGAGTAGTTCCAGATATAACCTGAACACCAGCGATTGGAATATCATTATAAAAAGTGGTTGATGCTGTTACTTTTACTCCAATATAAACTCTTCCCGTACCAGTAAAATCAGTTTGAACTTGACCAACATCATATGGACCATTATAGTCACTAGTAGTTCCCATATATGATTGCGAATCAATAAATCTATTGCTTATTTCGTAGAAAGATGTTGTAATATCAGTTCCGACAGGAAGTGCGGCATCAGTTACAGTCAAATTAGCAGTTTCATTTAAAACTAGACCAGATGTTGAACCTAGTCTTATTTGCAATTTAACAACATTATTTTCAGCAAGTCCATCAGCAGTCGGTTTGATAGCAACACTAGTAGTATTATTAGTTATAGTAATACTTCCACTTAATCCCAGATCAAAATCAGCTGCTGACAAAGAAGTACCAGATACATTAGCAATAGTCCAATAAACAATATCACCATTATTAAATCCTTCTGTAGTTATACTAAAAGTTGAAGTAGAACCTTCAGGAAAAGTTGTACCATTACTATTAGATATAGTTGTAACTTTCTTAACTATTGGCCATTTACCATCTATTTCCCCATTATAATTATCAAAAATCTCATGCACACCAGATGCACTAGTTAAAGATATTTGTTGTTTTTGACCAATTATTCCCGAATTTCTTCTCATTTTATATTACCTCTATACTCTAGTAATTTTTGCATATCCATTTGTTGCATTCGCTCTAAGATGACCACCAGTTCCTCCATCAGCACCTGCAGTAGCAGAAACAAGTGTTCCAGTCCAATAAGATCCTCCTCCGCCAGCATTTCCCCAAGTACTACCTGACCAATCATTACCAGCAGGACCACCAGTATATCCGCCGCCGCCACCGCCGCCTTCACCATTTCCGTTAGATCCTCCACCACCCCCAAATCCCCCATATAGAGCAGTAGTGTCAGTAGAAGTACCACCTTGCCAATTGGGAGTTCCGGAACTATGACCACCGTCTGCTTGACTAGCAAGGTCAGAACCATCACTCAACCAACCAGCACCGCCAGCAGAACCACCAAAACTTCCTGTTGTAGAAAGTCCACCACCATACCCAATACCGTTAGTAGATCCAGTACCATTACCAGTTCTTCCATTAATAATAGTATTTACAGCAACTCGTCTACTATCACCATTAGAATTATTATTTCCACCCAATCCGTTACCACCATTGCTGGTGCTATTTCCATGTCCCCATCCTCCTCCACCACCAGCAACAGCAACTAAACCAGAACCTCCAATAGAACCAGTATAAATCCAAGTTCCTCCACCACCGGCAGATCCATTTTTAGATACCGCACCAGTTGGTGTTTGTCCAACAACAATATTATAAACTGTTCCTTTTGTCAAGTTAACTCTTGTTATGATAAGTGCTCCCTGTCCAGGATCACGTGGATTATAAGTACCTGTCGTATTACCTCCACCACTTCCACCTCTCAACTCTATTTCATATGTGCCAGTTTCCGGAGCAGTCCATTGCTGTATTCCACCACTTACAGAAAAATAAGATGTCAAAAATACAGCACCAGAATATGCACTTTGACACTGAGCAAGAGTTGGTCCTTGATATCCACTTACTCCTGCACTAGTAAATGTGAAACTAGTAAATGAATATAGCGCATCACCGATAACTTGTGATGCAATTAAATCATAAACTCCTCTTTTTTCACTTATATTACCAAATCCAATTAAACCACCATTTTTAGTATAATATCCCATAATTAACTAATTTCTTCATAAGAACAGAATGCGTGCAGATCAAAAGTGTTGCTTGCATATAAGTATAATCCACTATTTTCTTCAAGATATATTGAAGTATCTTTTGAAATTAAAACAAGAGTTGCATCAGCAGGAACTGATACAGTCCATGCAAGCATATAGTTAGTACCAGCTTTGCTCACATATGCTGTAAGATCGGCAGCATTCGTTCCATCAACGTTAGCAACGGTTAAAGTATTAATTTTAATAATTTTTCCACTAGATGTTGGATTTGATACTATTGCGGAACCAACAGTTCCAAGTCCAAGACCAGCCGATTTTCCGTAGATACTTGTTGCATTTATTATATTTGGATTAGCCATTCTCTAGAGTGTTTCTCCTATTAAAAATATTTATTAAGAATTTAAAAAAGCAAGTGTAGTTAATGCACTGCTACCTCCACCACCACCTCCTCCTCCAGCATCACCAGTTCTTGAGAATGTTAATGCCAACGGATGACTATTAGAAGGTACAGAACCTGATGGATTACTAACATTAACAAGATAATATTGATTAGATCCGGATCCTTGTAGAGATGATACCAAAGTAACATTAAATACTGTAGTATATTGAGTTCCAGAAGTTGATGCGGACTTAAGTGTCAAATAACCTTTAGTTGAACTTGTAGAATCATCCCAAGACGTAATCCATCCTGTTTGAGTAGTTGAATTAGCATCATCTTTGTGTACATATATCTGACTTACACCACTAATACCTCCCCAATTAAATCTAATTGTACCTGCAGGTATCGCACTAGTAGTGATATCAGTACTAAAGTTATATCGTACACCTGAAATATTTCCTTGAGTTCCTGTTGTACCTTGTACCGAAGTTCCTGTTGTACCTTGTACCGAAGTTCCTGTTGTACCTTGTACTGAAGTTCCAGTAGTACCCTGAGTTCCTTTTGTACCTTGTACTGAAGTTCCGGTAGTACCTTGGGTTCCTGTTGTACCTTGAGTGCCCGAACCACCACTTATTGCAGCACCATTGACAGTAAGAGTTCCATCAATATTGGTGTTACCACTTACATGTAATTTATATTGTGGATTAGTAGTGCCAATTCCAACTTTATCTCCAGTGGTACTATATGGTCCAACTAAAATAGTGCCACCAGCATCAACATCAATTGAAGGAATACCCGAAATATCATTGACTGAGAAGATACTTCCTGAAGAAAGGTTATTAGTAATAGAGAACAACTGACCAGCAGATGCTTCAAAACTTAAAGTTCCACTATTTAAAGTATCATAGTGAACAATATCAATTATAGTTCCTATTCCAATTGTTCCAACACCAGAAGAAGGGCCACTATATGTAAATGAATCTGACCCTGCAGCAGTATTACTACTATTCTTATAAACAATTTGATTCGCAGATCCTGCTACTGGTCCAGAGGTTCCGGTAGTACCTTGTACCGAAGTTCCTGTTGTACCTTGTACCGAAGTTCCGGTAGTACCTTGTACCGAAGTTCCTGTTGTACCTTGTACCGAAGTTCCTGTTGTACCTTGAGTTCCTTTTGTACCTTGTACTGAAGTTCCGGTAGTACCTTGTACCGAAGTTCCGGTAGTACCTTGTACCGAAGTTCCTGTTGTACCTTGTACTGAAGTTCCGGTAGTACCTTGTACCGAAGTTCCTGTTGTACCTTGTACTGAAGTTCCTGTTGTACCTTGAGTTCCTTTTGTACCTTGTACTGAAGTTCCGGTAGTACCTTGTACCGAAGTTCCTGTTGTACCTTGTACCGAAGTTCCTGTTGTACCTTGTACTGAAGTTCCAGTAGTACCTTGGGTTCCATCGGTTCCCTGAGTACCATCTGTACCTTGGGTTCCATCAGTTCCCTGAGTACCATCTGTACCTTGGGTTCCATCAGTACCTTGGGTTCCATCGGTTCCTTGAGTACCTGTGGTTCCTTGAGTTCCATCAGTACCTTGGGTTCCATCAGTACCTTGGGTTCCATCGGTTCCTTGAGTTCCATCAGTACCTTGGGTTCCATCAGTACCTTGGGTTCCATCAGTACCTTGGGTTCCATCGGTTCCCTGAGTTCCATCAGTACCCTGAGTACCTATGGTTCCTTGAGTACCTGTGGTTCCTTGAGTTCCATCGGTTCCTTGAGTACCTGTGGTTCCTTGAGTTCCATCAGTACCTTGGGTTCCATCAGTACCCTGAGTACCTGTGGTTCCTTGAGTTCCATCAGTACCTTGGGTTCCATCAGTACCTTGGGTTCCATCAGTACCTTGGGTTCCATCGGTTCCCTGAGTTCCATCAGTACCCTGAGTACCTGTGGTTCCTTGAGTTCCATCAGTACCTTGGGTTCCATCAGTACCCTGAGTACCTGTGGTTCCTTGAGTTCCATCGGTTCCTTGAGTACCTGTGGTTCCTTGGGTTCCATCAGTACCTTGGGTTCCATCGGTTCCTTGAGTACCTGTGGTTCCTTGGGTTCCATCAGTACCTTGGGTTCCATCGGTTCCTTGAGTACCTGTGGTTCCTTGGGTTCCATCAGTACCTTGGGTTCCATCGGTTCCCTGAGTACCTG